TCATCTGGGTACTTAGCTTGTGTGAACCAATCTTTCTTAAATGCTTTTACGTTGTAACCTGAGCGGCGTGTGTTGAATAACAACATACCTTGTGGGTATAAACTTGCATTTGGTGCATCTAAATCTAAGTAGTTGCTTGTTAACAATGACTTAGTTGTTGGAATAGGATCATTTACTGGATCAACATTTCCTGCTGGTGCCCAACGTGCATCAGCAAATAATATACCATTGCTACTTGTTTGATCGGTATTATCAATTTTTACCCATGTGTTAACACCTTCAACACTTTGCCAACGATATAGTGCTGGATAGTTTTCTAAATCATTTGTATCCAACCACAAATCACCATAATGCAATGCTGTTAAGCCATCGCTTTGTAGTTCAGGCGGTTCAGTAGACATGATAACGCCATTAACGTCTGTAGCATTGCTTGCTGGGTTACCAGCTGATACAGGATGACCATTGTCATCATATGCAACATTTCTATAACCTTTCCAAACACCACCGCGTTGTACCATGATATCAATTTGGTCAACTGCACTGTAATACCAGTTAGTGTTGTTAGGAGGACTTGTATAAGGTGCTCCCTCGTTCGCTGTATAAGCAATTCTCTTCCAGTTTGTAGCCAAGTATACATATCCCATGCTAGGTGCACCTGACACATATGCTACAGATTTAATTGTTGTTGTAGTTGGAACTAATTCGATAACTCTTACTACTAAATCGTTTGTACCGTTTGCACCAAACAAACTGCTACCTCTGATAGTGATAGTGTCACCTTCTTGATATCCAGTACCACCGGATACAATACTGTTTACACGATAGTAATTACCGATTGCAGATACATTAAATATTGCACCTGAACCAGAACCATCTGATACATACTGACTTGCGCTTGCATTCGCTGCACCACCGACAGTACCTTTAATCACTTTCTGATTGACTCCTGGTTGGAATCCAGCAGTGTTAAGAACTGTAGGGTTAGTGTTATTTCCTGCAACCGACATTAGAATCTCACCACCTTCAGTGTGTGTTAGTTGAATTTGACCGTTAACTACAGCGGCTGCTGTATAAGGAATGTTTGCACGTGTCCATGCTGTAACAAATTCATTTGGTCCTGGTGTTCCTGTGCTTGGTAATGTAACAGTATAAACTGATGAACCATTCAATGTATTTGGAACACTCACTGCTACGTTAAAACTTGCATTTGTTGTGAATGTTGGATTTACAGTTGTACCAGTAACAATTGTTGGACCTGCGGCTGCACGTTCGTAAACATACATTGGACTTCCTGGAGATACTAAATCATATCCATATTCTCCGATGATAGTACCTGCAGCAATATTTTTTCCACCAGCAGAATCTAATTTATAATCAGCTTCATCAATAGATGAATAGATTGCTACTTTCTTAGAAACAAATGTTCCTGTAGATGTACTGAATTGTGATAATACTAAGTTTGCACCATTGCCGGCAGCACTTGTTTTAACCCATACGCTACCTGTTGGTCTTGGTGTGTCTTGTTTAGCTGTCCATAATGGCATTTGACTTGAAGTACCATACTCTACAGCAGGTTGCCAGTATACAAGACCACTGTCAATACCCAAGTAATCAGCATCTAAAATATTAGGTGTTGATGAATCTGCCGCAAAAGTCATCTTTGTGTATGATTCTGGACTAGATGAATAAATGCATAAACGTCCTTGTACTACGTTTGCACTTAAGTATGTGATTCCTAAAGCATTAATTGAATCAGCAACATCGCCAACAGTAGTACCTGTGCCGATATTAACTGTAACAACGAACTGTTCAACACCATTTGTATTATAAGTGATAGTAAAAATACCACCTAACAATGAATTTTGTGGAACACCAGATACAACTGCTGGAATAGATTTCTTCCAATCTGTAGCACCCAATTTGACCCATACATTGCTTGGGGCTTTGTACCAATATTGTCCATCATTGATTGGATTAGCACTTGCTGAATAAATTGCATCAACTGCATATTGACCAATATTACCTACGCTTGTTAATGGAACTCCGTAACCGTCAACATATTCTGAGTTTGTGATAACGATTGGACTCTTACTTAAGAACTTACCAGTTGCGGCATTGAATTCGTATACACCCCAAGTTGAGTTAGTTGTGTCTAACCAATATGTTCCATTTGCAGGGTCACCTTTAGGACGAACTAATGTTCCAACTAAAGAACCTAAATCAATGTCTGCTCTTAAAACATAGCAACGATTAGTAATACCTAATAAAGAATAAGCAGCCAATAAGCCATATTCATTTAATTCGTAACCATGAATTGGTGTACCATTCGTTGTTTTATAGAAGAATGGGTTACCGAATAATGTTGTTAAATCACGTTGGCTTGTGATTTGATATAATTTACCCGCGTTCGCTGGAGTAGTTCCGGCAGCTAATGCTGTTCCTGCTGCATTTAATTTGTTTGTGGCTGTTGCTACTACTACTAAGGGTACTGAACTGGAAGCTGCTGGTAAATACTGACTTTGGTCAATGATTGTTACTTGCGTTCCTGGTGATACTAATGCCATTTTAAATTTCCTTTATGTTATGATTGTGAGGGTTAACGCCCTAGTCGTATTATTATTTAGCGAAAATATATAAAAAAGGGTAATTAGCGTACCTTCGAAGGTTAAAACGATAAATATGTCATGAGACCTATATGTAAAACATGCGGAAAGAATAATACTGCTGTAAATTACAAACGTGATGGAGTCACACATTATCGTAGCATGTGTGATGAATGCGGTCGTAAAAAGAATAAACTTAAACCAAGAGAACCTAGTTGGAAAACAGCAGGATATAAGAAAAAAGCCACATGTGATTTATGTGGCTTTAAGAGTTTATTCCCTAGTCAATTAACAGTGTTTCACATTGACGGGAATTTAGAACACACGACATTTACCAATCTACGAACCGTGTGTCTAAACTGTATTGAAGTAGTTAAACGGAAAGATGTTCCGTGGCGTCGGGGTGATTTAGAAGTTGATTGATTTGTGAGTGCAGGTCGACAATAGTTCCGTTATTCTCAATATAGTGGTCATATTTTAATCCAATCGAACTATACTCACTGGCATGTACGTTATGTCTATCTAGTTTAGCTTTACCTAGTGCCCAACCTGCATTTCCATTTGGACCTCTGTTATAGTCTATGGCAGCATCATACCATTCAGGATTGTCACCGCGAAATACACGACATGTTATGCCACCTGCATTTTTAATTGCGTTCACTTCATTACTGAATCTACAATCAGTAATGACAATATCATCTTTGGTTTGTCTAAGTTTGTTCTCAACACTTGCTACCCAGATATCATTGTGAAAGTGATTTCTACAAACGTCAGTGCCCCATTGTTGTAACACCCACCTAGGAGTTAGTTCAGGTATTCCTAATCTTTCACTCCACCATGGGTCTACTTTTTCACGCCATTTACGACTTTGTTTGGTTGTACCTTCTAGCATATCACGGTCCCAACCAAATACTGCGGCAACTGCATCTTTTAAGCTGGCTGCAAAACTTATACGTTTGAAGCCATGCTCAGTAACCAAATAATCTGCGATAGTGTCTTTTCCGGAGCCTATCAGTCCTGTTACGCCTAGAATCATATAGTACTTATTATACTGTACTTTAGCATTAATAAAAGTATTTAGGTTAACCTTGTATCCAAGTCAATGGTTGACTATGATCCACATAACGTTTTAACTCATCAATTAATTGTGTTTGTAATGCTGTACCTTCTGCTTTTAGTGCAGTACCGTTTAATGTAGTGCCACCGCCCGGTCCAGGTATGCTTGCAAACTTCTCACGTGCTTCGCCCAATGCTAACTTTACTGTAGCGAGTGTAAAGTCACCAATCCAAACACCGGCGCCAGGATCTTGTAATAATTCAATTTCAGGACGTTGTACATCAGCCCAAACTAATATCTGCTCACCACTTCCTTTGGTGTCACGAACCAATTTGATTTGTTTTGTGACTGGATTGAAAGTGTAAATCAAATAACCACCGAACATACGTGCGGCTAGTTCAATATATCCTGCGTAAAAATCATATGTTGCTAGACCACCGGAATAGTTGTAATTCAACAAATATGTGTTCAAAATTGCACTACTGAATGGGTCGAAACTAGAACTAGATGGACCTGTCTCTAAACCAATCGTTCTGCGAAAAACTTGTCTTACATTGATAAATTCGTTAGGAAGCGTATAGGTGTTGACATGTGCTTGTAATGTCATTAATGTATAGGATTCTACTGTGGAATTTTGAGCACGTTGTCTGTATACTTTAAGTGCATATTGATATGCCGCCTCATAGTGCTCAGGGTCTAATTCAATATCTACCATACCGCCACCTAAACGATATTCTAGACTTTTGAATAATTCCCCTTTTAGTTCATTTAATGAAGATGCTGTTGACATGAAAACTCCTGATATCTTATTTATCAGGAGTTGGGCTTTTACCTCGCATAAATCTTAGGAAGGGTATGTCACTTCTGTCTATTATAGTTTGATTTCCGTTATCTACCCATATAAACTCACTATCGTCACATAATGGACAAATAGATTTACTAAAGTTACCATCAGTAATATTTCCAGCATATGTTGGTTCTACCCCACATTTAGAACAAACCTTTACATGGAAAATGCCCAATTACAAATCGCCCTCTTTACGATTCTCGCTATGATGTACGTCAAACTTGCCACCGGGATAACGACTCTCAAGTTTCTTAACGTTCTCAGCAATGACTTCATTAGGATCTAGGTGAAGTGCCCTACATGCGTTAATCCAGTACCATGCAATGTCACCAAGTTCACGTTTCATGTGAAATACGTTTTCCTCGTTCAATGGCTTACCTTGAAAAAACATCTTTTTAACGATTTCGTTAAACTCGCCACCTTCACTTGCTAGACCGATACCCGCAGTCAATAACAATGCAGGATTAATAACAGGTTCACCGTGACTTAATTCTAAAATTCTACGATGCAAATGGTCATAATTATTTGATTCTTTGCTTGTAACTGCCTCTACAAAATCTTTATATTTGTTTAAATCTATATTCATACCATACTCCAGCTATCAAAAATCATTATCATTCCTGTAATCAAAAACAATATACCATAGAAACTTTGCTGTGTCATCAACGACAATCCACTAAGAATGTTCATTGCACCTACAGTATATCCTAT